ACTGGGGAGCACGACCTCCTATTCGAGCACTTGACGAACGAATACCCGGTCCGCACCGAGAGTGCCCGCGGCCGCGTGGTCGACGAGTGGAAGCTCTCCGGCACGCGGTTTGAAAATCACTGGTGGGACTGCCTCGTCGGGGCGGCGTGCGCCGCGAGCATCGCCGGCATCCATCCCACGGCCACCGAGACGGGCGGCCGGCAGCGGCGAAAGGTCGAGATCCCATCGGGGCCAGGCGGCCGGCGTGTTATCACCGTGAAAAAGATCGCATGAACCAAATCACGCTCACGACTGTCGACGGCCTCGACCCGCGCGAAAGCACGGCGATTACCTACCGCCTCTGCCGGCCGGGATCGGACTTCGCGATCGAGGTCGCCCAGGTGGCGGCCGGCAAGGCGTCGAGCTCGACGCCCGTCGCCCTCTGGCACGCCGACGGTGCCCTCGTGGGCTGGGCCGCATCGCACATCTGGCAGGGCTCGCAGACGCTAGAGATGTTCACCGACGAGCGGCACCGCGGTCGGGGAATAGCATCGGCGCTATCGGCTGCCCTCGTGGCTGCCGGAATTGTCGACCGCGGTCGGACGCTCGCCGTGTTCTCCGAGTCGACCGAGATGATCGCGCTCCGGCTCTGCTTCGCCGAGGTGCATCGCTACCGCCGCGAGGGTAGCGACTGGGTGGCGGCGTAGCCGACACACCCCCTACGGTCGAGAGGGCTCTTTGCCCTACCGTCGCAGCAATGAGCAGCGACGAAGTTTCCAACAAGCTCGCCGAAGCGGCCGTCGGGCCGAAGCGCGTCCGTACCGACGCCGGCGAGGTCGAGGCCCACGATCTCGACCAGATCATCGAGGCCGACAAGTACCTCGCGGCCAAGGCTGCGGCGTCGAACAAAAGCCGCGGCCTGCGGTTCAACAAAATCATCCCGCCGGGAACGATCTAGGTGGCATTCCTCGACCTCTTCCGAGGCCGGCAGACGCCCCGCCCTGCGGCGGTTCCGATCGTGCGTGCGCGGTATGACGCCGCTGAGAAGGGCGACGATTACCGCCACTGGGCCAACGCCGACGCCTTCGCGGCCGACGCGGCCCTCTCGCCGAGCGTCCGCCGCACGTTACGAAACCGGGCACGCTACGAGCGGGCAAACAACTCGTACCTCGCCGGCATCTCGGGCACGCTCGCCAACGATCTCATCGGCACCGGCCCCCGGCTGCAACTCGACATCGGTGACGACGAGGCCGCCCGCCAGGTGGAGCGGTTGTTTTTCGACTGGGGCTGGCTCGTCGATCTCCCGGCCAAACTCCGCACGATGCGCGAGGCGCTCGTCGTGGATGGCGAAGCCTTCGCGCTCATGGTTAACAACCCGCGTCTCGCTGGCGTGCAACTCGACCTCCGGCTCGTCGAGGCCGAGATGGTGGCGACGCCGACGGAGTTGATGCGGACCACGATCACGCCCGAGGGCAACACGGTCGACGGCCTGGAGTTCGACGAGGTGGGCAACGTCATCGCCTACCAAGTCTTGAATTTTCACCCCGGCTCAAACTTCCGCATTAACAATCTCCAGTTTCAGCGGGTGCCGGCGGGCCAGATGGTGCATTGGTTCAAGCCCTCACGGCCGGGCCAAAATCGCGGCGTTCCTGAGGTGGCCCCGGCGCTCAAGCTCTTCGGCCAACTCCGCCGCTACACCGAGGCCGTGATCGCCGCGGCGGAGACGGCGGCCGACCTCGCCGCGTTTATCCACAGCAACTCCCCGGCGGCCGAGGTCGACGAGATCGACGCCTTTGCGGCGCTTGAGATCAGCAAGAGGACGCTCACCACGCTGCCCGAGGGCTGGGACATCTCCCAACTCAAGGCCGAGCAACCGACGACGCAATACCCGGCGTTCGTGCGTTGCATTCTCAACGAAATCTCGCGCTGCCTCCAACTTCCCTACAACGTCGCCGCCCTCGATTCGTCGTCGTACAACTACGCCTCGGGCCGCATGGATCACCAAGTCCATGCCATGAATCAGCGCGTCGAGCGTGACCAGCTAGAGCGGACAATGCTCGACCGCGTGCTCGCCGCGTGGGTCAACGAGGCGTCGCTTGCCGGCGTGCTGCCCGACGGCCTGCCGCCGTTTAGCGAGTGGAATTGGGGCTGGGTGTGGGACGGCAAGGAACACGTCGACCCGTCGAAGGAAGCAGGCGCCGCCGAGACCCGCCTCCGCACGCTCACCACAACGCTGGCCGCTGAATACAGCCGCCAGGGCAAACGGTGGGACGTGGAGCTCCGCCAGATCGCCGCCGAGCGTGCCCTCATGAATGAGCTCGGCCTCCAGATGGCCGACGCCGCACCGCAACCGCAACCCATCCAGCCCGAGGAGGTCGACGCATGATCGACGAAGACTTCGACTGGTTTGACGACATCTCCGACCTCGTGGAGTTTTTGTAATGAGCGACAACCTCAAGCTCGCCTCAAACGTGACGTTTCTCCAGGCTGCCGAAGGCGAAGCCGCGGCCGGTCCGAAGAAATTCAGGATCGTCGCCTACACCGGCGCGCCCATCCGCCAGGGCTGGAGCCGCGAGCCCGTCGTGATCGACCTAGCCGGCATGACGCTCCCGGCCACCGTGCCGATCGTGATGGGCCACGACTACGGGCTCGACAGCATCCTCGGGCAAGGCGTGCCCACTGTGCAGGGAAACGAGCTCATCGTCGAAGGCGAGATCCTCGCCGACAGTGACACCGCCCGCAAAGTGCTGGCTCTCGCCGCTGGTGGCTACCAGTGGCAGGCGAGCGTAGGGGCCGACGTGGGTCGGCATCTGAAGTTCGGCGAAGACCAGTCAACCACCGCAAACGGACAGGCTCACGTTGGGCCTGTTCGCATCGTTCGTGCGTCGACCCTCCGCGAAACGTCATTCGTGACGCTCGGGGCGGATCGGAGCACGGCAGTCTCTATCGCGGCCGAAGAGGCCCAGGAGTTCACCATGGCGGACAACGCCAGCGAAACGCCCATCGAGGAGCCCGTCGTGGCTGCCGCGGTGGAAGCCCCGGCGAGCGTCGCCGTGGAAGCACCTGTCCAGGCCAGCGAGAGCGCCGAGCTCAAGGCCCAGATCGCCACCCTCAACGAAAAGGTCAGCAAGATGGAAAAGCTCAACGCCACGCGCGACGAGCGGCCCGCCGCCCCGGCGGTCCACGTCGCCACCCCTGCCCCGCTCACCTCGCAGGTGATCGAGGCGTCCTTCGCCCTCCAGGGCGGGCTCCACGGTGCCGAGCGGCACTACGACGAGAAGACGCTCGAAGCGGCCAACAAGGCCCGCCGTGAGCTCTCGCTCGGCGAGGTGATCGTCCAGGCGGCCGTGAGCAACGGCTACGACGGCCCGCGCCGCCTGAACGCTTCGACCCTGCGTCCGATCCTCGCTGCCGCGTGGGCGACGCACTCGATCGCCGGCATCCTCAGCAACACCGCCAACAAGTTCCTCCTCGCCGGGTTTGACTCGGTCGAGTCGGCATGGCGGCAGATCTCGACGGTCCGCAGCGTGAACGACTTCAAGACGCTCACGAGCTACCGGCTTAACGGCGGCTTTACCTTCGAGAAGGTCGCCAACGGTGGCGAGCTCAAGAACGCCTCGGCCTCTGAGGAGAGCCGGACGATCTCGGCCGACACCTACGGGATCATGACCTCGGTCACCCGTACGGACCTCATCAACGACGACCTCTCGGCGTTGACGGCGGTTCCGCAGCGGATCGGCCGAGGCGGCGCGATCAAGCTCAATTCGGTCTTCTGGGCCGACTTCGTCGATGATTCGGCGTTCTTCACGAGCGGCCGAAACAACCTGTCGAGCGGCTCGCTCGCCCTCAGCCTCGCGAACCTCAAGGCGCTCGCCACGAAGTTTCGCAAGCTGAAGGATCCCGACAACAACCCCGTCGCGGTCGAGCCTCGGATTCTGCTTGTGCCGGTCGATCTGGAGCTCGCCGCCGCCGAGATCATGGGCTCGACCTTGATCCAGAGCGGGAACACCAGCGGCCAGCCGGATCGGAACGTGCTCGCCGGTCGTTACCAGGTGGTCGCCTCGACCTACCTGACCAACGCGACCGACTACTACCTCCTCGCATCGCCGGCCGATCTGCCGGTGATGGAGGTGGCGTTCCTCAACGGCGTTCAAAGCCCGATCGTGGAGACGGCCGAAGCCGACTTCAACACGCTCGGCGTGCAGATGCGTGGCTACTTCGACTTTGGCGTTGCCAAGGCGGAATACCTCGCAGGCGTCAAGTGCGACTCGGCAACCTGATCATGAGCCCGGCGGGCTGGTGATCATGCCAGCCCGCCGGGACTTCAAACCCACAAACACAGAAAGCAGGTGATCAAGATGGCTTCTTATGTTCAGAACGGCTCGCTCCTCGACCACACGCCGGCTGCGGCCGTCGCTGCGGGCGACGTGGTCGTAATCGGTTCGCTGGTCGGCGTGGCACCGCGTGCCATTGCTGCCAACGCGGTCGGCGCGCTGGCTGTCGAGGGCGTGTTCGAGATGCCGGTCGCCACGGGTGCCACCGGCGCCCAAGGCTCGGCGATCAACTGGTACGCGACCTCCGGCGTGGCTCATGCCTCGACGGGCACCGCGGCCGGCAAGCTCGCCAAGGCTCGGCTCGTTGGCGACACGACGGTCCAGGTGTTGCTCAACCGCTAGTCCACACCGCAACCCCCGGCAGGTGCGCCGCCTCACGGTAGGCGCGCCGCCGGGGCGTTGTGGACTTGGAGGATGAATGGCCGACCTGTTGGCGCAAGGTGCATCGTGGCTGACGGGGCAGTTAAAGGCTGCCGCCGGCTCGACGGTGACATACACACGCGGCAACGAGTCGGCCGAGATCGTGGCGACGATTGGGCGGTCGAATTTTGAGGCGGCCAACCAGAGCGGAGTGATCGAGCAATGGGAGTCTCGCGATTACCTCGTCTCTACGGCGGACCTGCCCTTCGGGCTGCCCGAGCGTGGCGACGAGATTATCGAGGGACAAAACGGCGACCTTGTAACGTATGAGGTGACGAGCCCCCGTGGCGTGCCAGAGTGGCACTACGGCGACGCCTTTCGCTCGATCATCCGCGTCCACACGATCGCCACCGACCAAGGCGTGATCTATCTCGCAACAGAGAACAACGAACAACTCACAACCGAGGCCGGCGAGTTGCTGGTTATCTGATGGCTACCAAAAAGATTTCCCAACTCACGCTCGCGACCGGCGTCACGGGTGCCGACCTCGTGCCGATCGTCCAGGGCGGCGTGACAAAACGCGCCCTCATATCGAGCCTTGGCGGGATCGGTGCCACGGGACCGACGGGCGCCGCGGGCGTGGCAGGCAGCGCCGGAGCCACGGGCGCCGCCGGCCAGAGCATCACGGGACCGACAGGCCCGGCTGGCGCTGGCGAGATCTATCAATCGGACATCGCCCCCGCGGTTGCTGCGGCTGGCGCGACGTGGCTCGACACGGCCACCGGAAAATACTTCGTTCGATACGCCGCCCTCTGGGTCGAGGTCGGCGGCAAGCATTACCCGTGAGGCTAGACGATGCCGTTCTTTAGTCTCCCGACGGGTGGCTCTCCTGTGCTCGCCGGAAGCGGTGCGCCGACGGGTGCGCTCGGCAACATCGGCGACCTGTTCATCGACACCGCGAACAAACTGCTCTACGGCCCCAAGGCGGTCGGCGGGTGGCCGAGCGGGCCGGTTGATCTGAGCAACGGACCGACCGGCAGCACGGGAAGTTTAGGACCAACGGGAAACACGGGGCCATCGGTTACGGGGCCAGCGGGCGGAATCGCGTTTTCAGCGACAGGCCCGACAGCCCCAACCGGATCAACCCTGACCGTCGCCGGCGCGGTGTGGCTTGACGACAACTCTGGCCGTTACTTCGTCAGATACCAATCGAACTGGATTGAAATCGGAGTCCAGGGCGAGCGCGGGCCCACCGGCATCGCTGGCAGCACTGGCGCGGCGTCAACCGTCACCGGGCCCACAGGCCCGCCATCGACTGTAACCGGGCCAGCTGGCGGCGTTGGTTCGTTCAACTCTGCACAAGAATTGAGCCCGCAGGTTACCGGATACACGCTGGCCCTCGCCGACGCCGGAAAACTGGTGACGTGCGACGCTGCTACTGGGAGTATTCGCGTCACTGTTCCTCTTAATTCATCCGTTGCGTTTCCGACGGGAACGCATGTTGATATTGCAAGGCTCGGCGACGCTACCGTTTTGGTTACAGGAGCTACGGGCGTGACGATCAACGCGACACCAGGGCAAAACTTGCGCGCCAAATTCTCGGCAGGCAGCGCGATTTTGTACGCCGGGAACACTTGGCTCCTCATTGGGGATTTGAACTAATGAGGGGAAAGGCTGGGTTTTTTGCCAAATACTTGACAGGCCAAGGCACCCCGTGGACTGCTCGCGCGGCAGCGTCCGCGCTGTCGTGGCAATCTGTCTCGTACGGCGATGGGAAATTTGTCGCTGTCAGCGACAGCAATTCAGCGTCCGGCGTCATGACATCGGTAGAGGGCGTCAACTGGACTACACAAACGGCTGCCGTGTCGGGAAGTTTTTATGGAGTGACGTACGGCGGCGGCTTGTTTGCTGCCGTAGGAACCGGCGCGTCTGACCTTATGACATCCACCGACGGCATCACCTGGACTGGTCGAACAAACCCAATAGGCGGCGGCTTGCGAGCGGTGACCTACGGGGGAGGCCAATTTGTCGCCGTGGCAAATAGCGGCGGGTCTTCGCGTGTCATTACCTCACCAGACGGAGTGACATGGACCGGACGCACGGCCGCGCAAAATCCGTGGCGTGGCGTTGCGTACAGTGGCAGTGTGTACGCGGCAGTAGCTAGCAGCGGCGCAAATCGCGCCATGACTTCTACCGACGGAATCACTTGGACTAATCGCACGACAGACGCCGTAGCGTGGCTCGGGATCGCTTACGGAAACGGTACGTTTGTGGCGATTGGAACTGATTACGCAACAACGTCTAGTTCAGGCTCGTCGTGGACTCTGCAAATCATGCCGAGCGGAAGTTGGAGCGCTGTCACGTTTGGAAACGGCTTGTTCGTTGCCGTGGCAAACGGCGGAACCAATCGTGTCGCCACTTCTCCAGACGGCGTAACGTGGACGGCAAGGACGGCGGCAGAAACAAACAACTGGAACGGCGTTGGCTACGGCGCCGGTCTTTTTGCTGCCGTGGCTTCATCTGGAACAAATAGAGTCATGACCGCGCCATAAGCCATAGGAAGAATTTCCTGGCACTTCATAAACTGAAAGCAAAATCAAGGGTTACCTCATGCCACTCACCTTCCCATCCTCGCCAACGCTTAATCAAGAAACCACGACCGGCGGCCGCACCTACAAATGGAACGGCCAGGCGTGGGAGCTCGTGGGCTCCGGCATCGCCGGCCCGACGGGCAGCGTCGGAGCAACAGGCCCCACGGGCGCGGCGGGAAGCGCCGGAGCGGCCGGAAGCACGGGCGCCACTGGCCCCAGCGTCACGGGACCAACGGGAGCCTCGTACACCAACGTCGTCGTCACACCGACTGCCTTGGCGGCCAATACAACCGTCACCGGCTATTCACCTGGTGCGGGCGACATTTACCGCCTGGCGGTCACGGGCTCGACGGGCGTCGTGATTCAAAACATGGGCATTACCGGCATCGACGGCGACGCCAAGCTCCTCGTCAACGTCGGGGCCACCGCCCCGATCACGCTCAACCATGCGACCGGGCCGAATGCGAACGCCCGTTTCGCGGTGCCGTGGAGCGGCAATTACGTCCTCGACGCCAACGGCGGCGCGGCCTTGATCGTCTACGACTCGACCTCGGCCGTCTGGCGCGTCGTCTAGTTTCCGTCTCTCACCTACAAGAGCGCAATTCAAATGGCAATGAGTCCGAGACTGTTGAGGCCTTTGGCGAGGCTTCAGGCCCCTCCTGCGTTCTCTCCACCCGACATCGCCAGCCTTTCTGTATGGCTTGATGCTTCCGATGCCTCTTCTCTAGTGCTAAATAGCGGGAACGTCTCGGAGTGGCAAAGCAAGGTGGGCAGTGTTGTGTTTTCGCAGGGCACGGCGGTTTCTCAGCCTGCCCTATTGGCGGCAGAACTAAATGCAAAAAATGTTGTTTCTTTCGACGGCATAGAAGGCTTCTTGCAGGCAGATTCGCCTGCTGTTTCTGGAACGCCATGCACGATTGTAGTTGTCGCAAAATGGAAAAATGGGAATGACGGAATCGCGGCTGTGTTTGGTCAAACCGGCAGCCAACTTGTCTTATACAACGGAAACCCGGCTACATTTCGTTTGTATAACGGAGTAGACATGGACACATTTGAACCTGCTCCGCTGGCGGAGTGGCTCGTAGTGGCTGCGGTAGCCAACGAGGGTCAGTCTAGAATCTTTTTTAACAATGCGCTAAAGGTTACCGGGAACGCAGGGGCGGGTCTGGTAGGCGGAGACGCATACCTCGGTGCATATGTGGACGGATCGGATTACACGGCCGTAGACGTTGCCGAAGTGTTGACATTTAACGCTGAGCTGACTTTGCAAGAGCGTTCCGACTTGCACACCTACCTGTTTGACAAGTGGGGCATCACCGTCGCATGAGATATTTCCGCTCCACGCCCGCCGTGTACGCTTCGATCTGCGCCCAGTTGGATGCGGCCTACGGCTACCTTC